TATTTAGCGGTTTTCGTGTAGGTCAAGCCTGCGGGCTCGAGGTTGTCGCTGCCACATGATGGGCAGCTGCCCAAGTCGCCGGACCATAGGCCAGCGTGGGGGCCTTTAATCCACGGTTGTAGGACCTTAAACAGGTTTTCGGTTACCACGACGTCCTGCTTGTTGTAGGCCCGAAATTTGGTCCAGGCTTTGTCATCGTCCTCGAGGACGCGCTTCCACAGCTGCGGGACGCCGGTGGCTAGTTTGGTGGGCATGTTGAGCGTTTTTGTGATGTATCCCAGGCTGTTGCTGGCGAATTTGTAGCGCCGTTTTACGACCTGATATAGGTCAATGTCCTGCCATGGAGCTACGGGCGGGTAGCCCCGCTCTACCAGGCTTTTAAGAATGATGGGCATATCGTGTCGGACGCCGTTGTAGGTGACGACTATGTCTGCCTCATTGAGCAGCTCCCATATGCCGTCGAGCATGGCGTCTACGCCGTCGTGGTACTCGCTGGCAAACATCACCTGTTTACGGTCTAGCCATTTGGCGGCCCAGCACAATAGGCGGGCTGGTTCCATAATCTGGTCCGGCCGTATGTCGGCTCCGTACAGGTCGTAGGTGTAGGCCAGGTGTGGGCTGTTCTCCACATCTAGCGTTAGGACCCGTGGGGATTGCGGAGCCTTAGCCGTCATCAGCCTAGGGTTTGCCTCGACGCAGGATAGGTAGCGGGAAGCGTCGGCGGCCTCGAATAGGTGCAGCGTCAGTAAACGAAACGTGAATGTGGTTGTAGTGGCCGTAGCCTGATCCGCGCCAGCGCCACCACGTTTTAGCGTATGTGCCTGAGGCGATCCGGTCATTAAATACGACGTATTTGATCCGGTGGCAGCCGAGTTTCCCACTAGCCGCGTACTGGACCAGCTGGTCGGCTAGCTCCTGGGCGGCTTTCTTCGCGGCTCTTTTATTCCAGGGGATTAGATCGGCGTCGATATCGATAGCGTGGACAAATCCGCGCTTATCGGGGTTATGGTCGCTTTTACGGGCCTGGTGGGCTCGGTCACCTATCCAGCCATCGGAGCGCTTAGAACGCCCGGGGAACGCTTTATCTACCTGCTTGCGTAGCTTGACGCCTGCGGCTACTAGCCGGGCCATTACTCGCCCTCGATCTCGAATTCAGGCTGCCCCGCGTACTCGCTCGGATCAGGGGACATATTCATCAGCGCGGCTACAGGTGCCGCCACGCCCAGCACGGCCGCTACCAGGGCTAGCCACAATGGGGCTGCCTGGGCGTCTAGGACGTCGTACATGATCAACAGGGGAACGATCACTAGAGCGATGCTGTAGAGGTACTGTCTGCGCTTTTTAGTGAAGAATTCGGCCACGATTGCCTCCTAGTTATCCATGTGCCATTCGATATGGTCGTCCACTTTGCCTCGGATTTCCCGCACATCGGCCCGTATTTCGTTCAGCGTGTCCCGCGTCGAGCTGCCGCCATTAGGACGGAATTCCTTTTGTAGCCGTATTTGGGCGCGAATAATCCAGGAAAGCCCCGCCAATAGTGCGGTAATGATGGTGACCAGGGGGACCAGGCCCTCGAGGGATTGTAGGTCCATGCCACTAGCGGGCCGCCAGCTTAGCCAGGACCCGCTCGCGGGCGGCCTGCGTAGCTGCGCTCACCTTGCGCTTGGGCTTGGCTCGACGCTCTTTTTTCTCCTCTTGAAGGTCTTTTTCGACCTCGATAGCTTGCTCGAGGGCTTCCTCGTAGGTTTCGGGGTGCTGCGTCATTCTGTCTCCTCGGACGTTTCGGGGCTAATAAATTGGTCCAGGTCGGCGTCGTAATAGTCACCTAGTGCGGCGTACTTGCCTCGCCTGCTGCCGGTGTAGGACGTATCTATAAAAGTTCCGGCTAGGCCGATGCCGTTGCAGTAGGCCGTTATTTCTGCGTCGTCATCGTTGCAGTACGGGATAACGATGACTTCCCGCACGATGCCTTCCTCGATACGTGCCGCGTGTGCATTGTGATAAGTCATTAAACTGCCACCCTTACGATTACGATGCCAGAACCGCCGTTGCCACCTGCGGTAGGACCACCATCCGAGCCATCGCCGCCGTCGCCGGTGTTTGCGCCACCAGCAGCAGGTGTAACTCCAGCTATTCGGTCCGAGTCTCCGCCGGTTGCGTAAGTGACGCTCGAGCCCGTAATGCTGTTGGCTAGTCCAGCACCTCCGGCGCCGCTTACTGCACCTGAAGCGCCAGCGCCACCAGCGCCGCCGCCTCCGCCACCATGGATGGAAGCGGCTAAACCGCCGTCGTTGCCTTGACCCGATGTGCCCGCGCCACCTGCGCCCGCGTTTGTTGTGCCTCCGCCGCCGGAACCACCGGCCTGTCCTGCGGTTGCGTCGTTGTTTCCACCGCCGCCGCCTCCGCCAACTCCATAAAACGATGCCAAACGGCTGGATACTCCGTTGTAACCGCCATTACTTGCTAAACCTGCGCCACCTGCGCCGACAACTACGGTGTGGCTGGTTGCGCTTAGGTATGCGTTGGTTGCGTAAAGCAAACCTCCAGCGCCGCCGCCTCCGCCATTGTTGCCGCCGCCGCCTCCTGCGCCGCCAACAACGAGAACGTCAGCGAAACCGGCCTTCGTTACGGTGAGCGTTCCGGACGCCGTATAGGTCCAATACTCGTACCCGGTATAGGAGCCGGTAGGCGTGTCGCTGATCTGTGCGCTACCAACTCCCCCCGAGAAAGGGAGCACCACCCATTCGTCCGTGTCGATCTTGATAGCGGCCAGGCCTACGTATTGGGCCGCGTCAAGAGTGTCACCATTCAGAGTCACGCCGCTACCAGGCCCCAGGGTCACGGTTCCAGCGCCCAGGTTCAGGAATTTAATTTGTGTGCCTGTCTCGTAGGCCACGGAGGCGTTCGGCGGGATCGTTACGGCTACAGCTGCCGCGTTATCGAGCGTAACGGTTTTACCGGCGTCGGTTAGGACGGTCGTGTAAGTCGTGCCCGTCTGGGTGTTTACGCCGTTGCCTTTGATGCTGACGTCGTCTACGCGGTCGGCTACCGATTGGCTAGTAGTAGGCCAGTTAGATACGAGGTCGCCGGACTCGACGTAGGGCGTACCGTAGGTCGAGGTAGCCATAGTTCACCTTCCTTTATGCCGCGAGTAGGTCGTCGGCGTTTACTACGTTGTACCATTGTAGGGTCGTGTTTACGTTTCCCCATGTAAGCGTCGCATCGACGCCGGACCAGGGGACGGTCTGGTAGCTGTATCGAGGGTCTGACAGCGACAGCGTCATTAGATGACGGCCTGGGGTGAAAGTCTCCGACCAGCCTTCGACGATGCCCTGGAATTGGGTGTAGGGGCCGCCTGCGGGTAGGTCATCGATTATGACGCGGGAGCCGTTGAGGAGTGCTAATACGTCGTTGCGCTGAGTGTCGGTTAGTTGATCCATGAGGACGGTTATTTGGCCGATGTTCCAGAGCGGGTAGGCCTGGGCTGTGAGTATCTGCTCGGCTCTTTCCTGGGCGTCCCCAGCGCTGTGCAGCTCGGTTGTCAGGTCGTATTTACGGCGCCCATAGGCCGCTATCGAGGAAGCGTCCTCGAGCTCGTAAATATTGTTATTGCTGTATTCGACCTCGATATCGTTAATCAGGGTTTGTAGGTTTTGCTGCCATTCGGGAGCCCACGCTATCGCTGACCCTGGAATGCTTGAGGCGGCGTTATTGATTGGGAATGTGGACCAGGCCGAGGTATAGAAGCTCCACGACTCGGTCAGGTTTTCCCAAATACCGGGGTTACCGGCGATGCCTCGCTGCCCGTAGTCCTCGAAAATGATTCGGCCCCGGCAATCATCAAAATATGTACCGCCGGACCATTGCGCTACCTCTTGTAGGTAGGAAAGTTTGGGCTGGACTCCTGGGTCATTATTGCTGTCGAGCTCGAGGACGTTATCGGCTGCGTTGAGGTAGTCGATGCCAGCGTCGGCCATGACAGCGTCTACTCGTTCCCTGGGGGTTTCTTTCGAGTATGCGCTTTCACCTGTGGTGAGGAGGCCGAGGCGGGCTAAAAAGCCGATGCCGGTAACGGTTACGACAGGTATAGCTGGGTCCGTGGAGAGGTACTCGAGGCGCAGATCGGTTACGGTTCCGCGGAATCGGCAAATGCCCGTATAGGCGCCGATGCGGAGCTCGTCCCCTATCTCTATGCCGGTGCCCGTGCTGCCTCTAAGGATTACCTGGGCCGTTCCCGGCTCGGGCGTGGATTTGATATCGGCTCGGGCGTGGGTGACTTGGACGTTGTATTCGACGTCTGCTAGATCCAGGGCGACGTCATTGATCAGGACGGCGTAAATGCTCATTATAAGACCGGCTGTACGTTGCGGCCTG